AGGATTTACAGATTAACTTTACTGTAAATGAAAAGCATATTAAAGGTATTCGGAAAGAATTTGAGGATGTTGTAGAGAAATTAAATGTAGATGAAATAGCACAAAAGAGTAAAGAACTTACTGGTAAAGTTAGACAATTAGAAGAAGTATTAGAGAAGTTTGATCAGAAAGAAATCTTATCAGAGGGTCTATTAAATATTCCTCCTAATGTTGATAACTCTGATCCACTAACTCCTTTAGATAAGAGATATGTAACTCTTGATCAATTATCGGAGCATTATAGATTATTTGTTAATAGAGTTCAGCAACAACTAGCAACCTTTGGTGGAGGTGGTGCTGTTCGTATCAACGACATGGAAGATGTTGGTATTGGTACTGGAATTGGAACAGATGGATATGTTTTAAAATGGAACACAGGTCTTAAGAAATGGATGCCAGGTATCGGTGGTGCTGGTGCTGGTGGAACTTGGGCATCTAGTCCTACTGGTATTCATACTACTAGAAATGTAGGTATCAATACTACTGCTGCAAAATCTGACTATGCATTATGGGTTGCAGGTAAGATGGGTGTTGAGGGAGATCTCGAATATGATGAAGCAACTGCACGTAACTGGAATATATCTGGTGTGGCAACTGCTGCCAAGATGCATGTTGGTGTAGATACAGGAGTTTATGGTGAAGATTTAGTAGTCACTGGTAATGCTAGGATTGTTGGTATATTAACTATTGGTACTTCATCCATTATTATTGATGGTGAAGAAGATGCAATTTCTATTGGTAGCACAATTGATGGTGAAGATGGTGTTACTATTACTAATTCTGCAGTTACTATTGGTACTGGTGTAACAATTAGTGCTACTGCATCTGGTATTAACTCCGCACCTAATGTCCTTTATGTTGCAAAAGATGGTGTAGATACAAATAATGGAACATCAATTGACAATGCTAAACTAACAATTAAAGCAGCAGTTGGTATTGCTCAATCAGGAACAACAATTAAAGTTCTTTCAGGTAGATATGAAGAAGCAAATCCTATAGAAGTTCCTGCTTTTGTTTCGATTGTAGGTGATGATCAAAGAGCAGTTACTGTTACTCCTACTACAGCAACTAATGATTTATTCCATGTAAGAAAAGCATCCAAAATTGCAAACATGACTTTTACTGGTCATCTTGCTCCTGCTGCTGCAGTATCATTCCCTAAAGATGAGATTGCAGAAAATGTAGGTGGTGGTAAGTGGAAAGGACCATATATTCAGAACTGCACTAGTGATACAACAACAGGAACTGGATTGTATGTTGATGGAGATCAAGCAAGATCATTGAGTTCTATGAACGTTGACTCATACACCCAATATAATCAAGGTGGAGTTGGTGTTGCTATTACTAATGGTGGATTTGCACAGTTGGTTTCACTGTTTACTATTTGCACTAATGAAGCAGTTACTTGTGATAAAGGTGGTCAAGCAGATATAGCAAATAGTAATTGTAGTTTTGGTACTTTTGGATTGGTATCAAGGGGTGTAAGTGATTTACAATACACAGGTATAGTCACGGCAACTGCTGCTGCATCTCAAGCGGATGTCAAAGTAAATGTAAGTACTCCTACGTTAAACATTAATAATTTTGTATATGATCATCTTTCTGGAATAGCAACGGTTACAACAACTGCTGCTCATGGATTCCAAGTAGGAATGGGAGTAACACTTTCGGGTATTGGAGTGACTTGTGCATATGGAAGTAAGACTTATCCATCCAAGAAACCTTTTGTATTTGACGTAGATTCAATCCCATCTACAACATCATTTATTGTTAATGTAGGTATATCTACTCTTGCTCATACATATGTGTCTGGAGGCACTGCCAAGATAGACGTAGATCGCCCCTATGATGGTCAATTAGTCTTCTTTGATACATTGTATAAGGATGTTAATAAAATCGCTGTAGGGTCAGGTGGAACAGGGTATTCATTTACCCCAACAGTCACAGTAGATGCACCTACTGGACCTAATGGTGAAAGAGCAACTGCATTTGCAACTTTAGAAGGAGATGCTGTTGCATCTATAACCATTATTAGTAGTGGTAGTCAATATGTAGGAACACCAAATATAACAATTTCTGCACCAGAAGTAGGTTCTAATACTGCAACTGCAAGTGCAACTATGGAAGATCTTTATTATACAATAAATAGTTCGACACCTGTATCTTCAGGTATTTCTACATTATCACTTGCTACTAACTTATTAAGTGCAGTTGGGGTTGGTTCAACAGCATACTTCTCTCAAGGAAGTAGAATTGTTGCTAGTTCTCATACATTTGAATATGTTGGTGCTGGTAATCAGATTGTTACTGCTACACCTAAACGTGGTGGTGTTACCAATCAAGAAAATGAAGTTGTTACTGAAACTGGTGGTAAGGTTCTTTATACCAGCACAGACCAAGCAGGTAACTTTAGAATTGGTGATGATTTGCAAATAAATCAAGAAACTGGTACAATCAGTGGAAGATCCTTTAGTAAGAGTTTATTCTCGGAAATGACTCCGTTTATCCTAGCATTAAGTTAATATGGCACTCGCACTCAACAGATTTAAAACATATACAATTGAACTTACTACGGGAAGTCAAACAGTATATACTGCACCCACTGGTTACACTGGGATTATTCTTTATGCACATGTAACCAACTATGCTGCAGCAGCAACTACTCTTACAATGTCACATAAGAGAAGTAGCACTACAACAGAAATTATTAAAGGAGCAAGTGTTCCTGTTGCTGATGCCTAC